TCCTGGAGGACTTGTGAACGTAATAGTTGTTCCGCTTAGTGTATATGCAGTTGCTGGATTCTGATAGACGTTACCTACAGCAACTACAATACGCTGGGTTTGGTTACTGGTTACACTAGTGCTCATGGTAAATGCTACAGTAGAACCGTCGCCTGTAAATGAGTCTTGTGTAATACTTGCAAAGCCTGTGTTGGCTACAGTTAGATAACTGGTGCCGTTATAAATTTCTAAGTTATTTGTATCTGTGTTGAAACGAAGTTCACCTGCAATAGGATTTTCACTACGATCAGCGGCTGCACCACTAGGCACACTTACTCCGCCTGACTCTGCTTGTTTTACGCTTGCGTCAATGTTTTTTGTTTTAACAAATCTTGCCATATTAGATGCCTACATAACTTACTGTTGCATAGATGCTGTTGGTTGCGCTTGCTGTGACTTGAACAGTGTCGCCGTTTGCCAAAACAATTTTTTCATTCTGTAAAATATAGGTATCAGCGCCATCAATAGCAAGGTCTTTAATAATTTGGTTTGTTACACCAGCAGTGCCGCCATTTGGTACAAGATAAACCTGTATTGTTCTTGATGCAGCATTGTCATTCATTAGGAAAATACTAGTGGTTGCGCTGTCACCACTTGAGGTGTAAACTGTTGTTGCTGATGTTCCTACTAGCTGTTGTGAAAGTGCCATTAACTTTTTCCTTTAAAATATTAGTCCATATACGATGGCTTTGCTTTTACTTACAAGTTCGTCGCTGGTGCTACTGTCAACGAAATACAAACCAGTACCACCTCCACCTGCTGTGGCTGCGTACAAAAGAGTTGCGCCTGCTACTTGTGTTGGTGCGCCACCTTCGTCATCTAAACGAATAGGCGAACTTACTCGGGTATTTCCTGTGCCGTCAGGTGCAAGTACAATATCACCATTACTCACGGTTACAACACTCTGACCATTGACATCTAAGTTGCCACCTAGTTGTGGTGTCGTATCGTCTACTACTGCGGTAATACCAGCACCACTGCCTGTAAGTAGTCCTACGTATGTTGAGCCATTGTCAGTGCTAAACTTTAATGAGTCGTCATTTTCATCAAATACTAAAAATGCGTTATCTACGCTACCTCGATCAAACTCTAGTCCACTGTAACGTCCTGTTATCCCTGCTCCACTTTCACCATCATTTAGTGTAATAACTCTATCTGATACACTAGTGTCAGTACTAGACACTGTGGTAGTAGTACCAGCTACTGTTAGGTTTCCGTTGACAGTTGTATTACTGTTTAAGTTAATACTGCCGCTAGGATCTAGCGTTAAATCGCCTTGTACTCTTTGGACACGACTCATAAATAGTTCCTTATAAACTTATAACTTATTTATCCATACCTACGAATGTCTGAAACTCTGGTTTTGTCATTACACTAAAGTTGCTCATCTGTTTCCACTCATCAGGAGTAAATCCTTTGAGAGGATTCACGTGTATAAAACGTATATGATTGTAAACTTCTGCAATGTGTACAAGTTGATCTACCCAGTTTCCATAAAAAGTTGGGCCGTCATCCGGGCCTTTGTAGTGTTCGGTGCCTGCATATATGTTGTTAATATAACTTGTATCGCTATGCAAATCCATACCTATTAGACAGATGTAAGCAAAACCTTTTGTAGCTGCTATTGCTGCTGCATTAGGTCCACTGCTATATCCTTGCCAACGTTTGTCTAAGGGTAAACTCGTATTGTTTGTGTACTGAGGCCTTGTATAGTGTTCTTTGAATGTCCAAAACAACTTATGATTTTGTATTTCCTCTGTCATTCCCTCATCAACACTCACTAAGACGTCGACATGCTTGTCTGTGTACATTCTATTACAAGCAAATACAGTACCTCTAGATTGTAAGTCACTAGTGTCAAATTCAAGACGAGATTGACCATTTCCTAGTACGAAGGCAAATTCATTCATAGTTTATTATAGCAATATATACTGTATGAGTCTACTCAAATTTTCTCATAAAAATTATACGTGGGGCATTGTACGCAATCAAAAATGTGCAAGTACCACAGTTCTAAGTTACATAGCACAAGTGTTATGGAACGCAGATCCAAATGAGTTACAAGCATACAATACTTTTAACACGCATGCACCCGGTGTTTATCATAAGTTTCTAAACTTTAGTGACTATGAAAATGAACTAGCTGAGTGTGATATTAGAGTTGCCATATGGAGAGATCCTGTTGAAAAATTCGTGAGTGGGTTCTATCATACAATGTATTCTCCCACAGGCGCACAGGATGCACTCTGGCAAGGGCCTCATACACTTGATGAGTTTTTAGAAAACTTTGATTACTACTTCGCCAATAGCGTACAAGTTCGAGAACACTGTAGTACAAATACTCAACGCCTCGGACCTAGTCCAGGTTTTTACACAGACGTTTACTATTATACAGAGACTGATCGGTTAGCACAGTTACTAGGTGCAACAACTCTTGTTAACTTGCGTAAAACAGATCCGAAACCAGAACTTACCAGTAAACAACGTGAACGTATTGTGGAATTACAGTTCGCAGATTACGCAAATGGATGGGCATAAAAAAAGAGGGAGACTAAAAAGCCTCCCTCCGTTTTTCAAGCTGTTAGCCTTATCGCTTATGCAAAGCTGATGTTTGACATTGCGATCTCGCCAACGTAGTCGCCTGCGTTGCCGAGTGATGAGGCTGTGTTTGATAGCTCAACATAACCATAACGTGTCATGAAGCTAACAACTGGCTCAAATGTACTTGGATCAAGTACTGTACCTGAGCTCATTAGTGGTACATATGGGCAGTAGAATGCTGCTGCATCTGTCTCACTTGAACCCTTGTAACCAACTAGAACGGCAGTTGAATCTGCTGCATAGCTGTCTACATAGATACGCATTGCGCCATTTAGTGTACCAACGAACTTGGTGTTTGTTGGTGCCTCAAATGTGCCTTCAGTTGTACGAGCAAAAGCACTTGTGCTTGCACTCTGTAGAACTGTTAGTGCTTCTGGGCTAACAACTGCCCAGTTACCTGCACCACGACGTGTGCGCTGAGCAATCTTGTTAGCAACACGGTTGACTAGAACTGCAAGAGCTGCATGCTCGTCACCAACGTATGTTGCTGTACCACTTACTGCTGCCTGGTTGTAGGTCTCTTCTGTTGCTGCTAGTGAGCGAAGTGAACCGAGAACTTCCTGGTCGATTTCAGCGGTAATTTCTTGTGCTAGGGCAGCCATAATTTCTGCCTCAACATCGATACCGTGCATGGACTGTGCGTCCTGTGCGGCTTCAAATGTCCAGCGAGCCTGTAGCTTACGTGTCTTGGCTTCTACTGGTTGCTTCAAGATTTGGATTGAGATCTGGTTACCACCGTCACCTTCCATAGCTGCTGTTGTACCTGCACGACCTGTTGTGCTTGTTGCACTGGTTGTACCGGAATATGCTGTTGCAATCTTGAATGGGCTTAGTGCTTCATCACCTGCTACTGTGTCTGTATCGAATGGTGAGCTAGCTGTTGATGTAACAGTCTCAGCATAACGAACACGTAGAGTGTGAATCTGGCCAACTGGGCCCTGCATTGGTTGAACACCAACGATTTCGTTGGCGATAACTGTTGGCATAACACGACGGATAACTGGTAGAATAACACGGTTTAGTGTTGCTACGTTACCACTTGATGTTGCGCCAGTGGATGCTGCCTCTGCGAGATACTTCTTAGTATTCTCTAGGACAACTGACATGCTGCTGCGGCGTGAACCTTCGAGGCCCTCAAGTAGGGCGTCCTTGGTCTCATCCCAACGGCTTTCTAATAGTACGTCTGACATTTATAGTCTCCTCTAGTACCTTACTTCAGGCCTGCCAACTGGCGTAGTTGAACAATATTGCTATCGTCCTTTTCTTCTACAACCGGTTGTGTTTTAATTTCTTTATCTCCTGTTACCTCACGGCTTTCAGAAATTACTTCCTTCTTAGCCTTTGGTGCAGCACCGTCTAATACTGCGGGTAGATAACGATCGAAAGCGGATTCTAACTTACTTGTTTGTACGCTTTCTAGAAGGTCACGCATAATTGCGCCCTTTTCTTTATTGAGCTTGCTGAGCATCTTGTCCATTGTTTCCTTGCGTGTTACGCTTTCTGTAATGGCTTCAACTTCACGCTCTTTGCTCTCAATAATCTGTGCCTTTTCAGCGTTTGCTGCTTGACTTTCAACTAGTTCAGCGTCCTTGGCTTCAAGGGCTGCTTCTAGCTGACGAATTTCTTTGTTTTCGTTGAGATAGCTTGCGCTAAATTCGCTGGCAAATGCCTCAAAGATCTTGCGTCCAAAGGTGTTTTCTTTGGCTGCTTCGATATCCTCTTTAAGTTGAGTTAGTTCTTTTTCTAGATTCTTAGCAACTGACTCTTGAACAATCTTTGCGCTACGCTCAATGAATGACTCTTTGAGTTTAGCAAACTGCTCACGTGCTTCCTTAACTAGGCGTACCTTTGTCTCTACGACATCGTTACGATCTGTCTGGAAGTCCTCAATT